TTTAGGTCAAGATACACCAACAAACGTTGCTAAACGTATGAGAGAAGGATGGAAACCTCGTGATCCTAAATCGGTCAAAGATCCAAACTTCGCTACGCTAGAACATGGTAAGTTTGCTGGTTATATAGGAATGGAGGGTATGGTCCTTTGTGAAATGCCTGTGGAGATGAAGAAACAACGCGATGATTTTTATCGTAAGAAAACATTAAATCTTCAAAGGTCAGTCGATCACGACTTAAACAAAGTTGAACAACCTGGAAATCCTATTCAAAAGACCTATAAGACAGAGGTTACCAGAGGCGGTATAAAAGAGTAACTAAATCACAAATAATCTAGGAGGATTATTATGGCTAACTTAGACGCGCCTCAAGGGTTTACACCCGTAAGGCATTTAGCAGGTGGTGTGATCAGAACTAATGCATACGAAATTGCTAATGGCTCTGGAACTTCTATCTTCTACGGAGATGCAGTTCAGTTATTGACCAATGGGACAATTACCCTTATGGCTAATGACACTAAGCCGATTGGCGTATTTGCGGGATGCGAGTACACAGATCAAGCCACAGGGGATGTAAAATTCCTCAAAGTCTGGACAGCTAGTACAACTGTGAAGACCAATTCAGCGGTCAAAGCATATGTATATGATGATCCGGACATAGTCTTTAGTATTCAATGCGACGGTACGTTTGCTAACACAGACGTAGGCTTGAATTCTAATGTAACACTAACAGCCGGGAACACAGACTTCGGATATTCAAAACAGGAAATTACAGTTAGCACATTTGCTACTACTAATACCCTTCCTATAAGAATATTACGATTAGTCGATGATCCAAGCAATGCCGTGGGAGCAGCAGCTAAAGTGGAAGTTTATATAAACAACCACCAGCTTCGAGCTAACACAGCAGGTATTTAGGAGGATATGAGTTATGGCTTTAAATAGAGCAGCGTTTACCAAACAGCTCAATCTAGGTTTAAATACCGTGTTTGGTATGGAATATGATCGTTATCCAGAGCAATGGAGAGCAATCTATTCTACAGAGCAATCAATGAAGGCTTTCGAAGAAGACGTTCAAATGATCGGATTCGGAGAAGCTCCAACGAAGGCAGAAGGTGCAATGATTACCTACGAAAGTGGTCGAGAAGGCTACGTCGCTAGGTACGTTCACGAAACAGTGGCCTTAGCATTTTCTATTACAGAAGAAGCTGAGGAAGATGGATTGTACGGATCTCTAGGTGCGAAATACGCAAGAGCATTGGCAAGATCAATGCAACACACTAAAGAGATCAAAGGTGCAAACGTCTTAAATAATGCGACTACTACATCAACAGGAGGAGACGGAGTATCTTTATTAAGTGCTTCTCATCCAACTGGAGGCGGTAGCACGCAATCTAACACTTTAGCAACAGCAGCAGATTTATCTGAAACTTCTTTAGAAACTTTGTTAATTCAAATAGCAGAGGCTAAAGACGACAGAGAAATCCCAATCGCGTTGATAGGTCAAAAGTTGATCTGTCCACCTGAATTGCTATTCGTTGCAGAAAGAGTGTTAAACTCTAATCTAAGACCAGGAACGGCTGACAATGATATCAATGCTGTAAAAGCATTAGGTATGATTCCAGGCGGAGTGGTTGTCAATCAAAGACTTACTGATGCAGATCAGTGGTTTATAGGTACTGATTGTCCAGATGGAATGAAACACTTTGTTAGAGCACCAATCAAAAAAGCTGTAGAAGGCGATTTTGGTACTGGCAACTTACGTTACAAAACAAGAGAAAGATATTCTTTTGGCTTTACAGACTGGAGAGGAATCTACGGTACTGAAGGAGCAGCGTAATAACTAAATAACTACTAGGCGTCTTACGACGCCTAGTAACAACCCAGACGACTGCGTGAGCAGACTACAAAGGAGGTAGACTTATGGGAACAACAACATTTTCGGGTCCAGTAAAAGCTGGAACGATAAGAGAAACAACAGGAACTACTGTAGGTTCTGATATCAAGAACGTTGGTTTTGTAGAAATGGTACAATCAAAATCAATAACCTTGAGCGGAGCAAGTGCTAATACTACAGTAGGTGTTATTCCAGCAAACTCACAAATAGTTGACGTTAAGATGGATGTCATCGTCGCAGGTGACGACACTAACGCTGCGACTTTATCTGTGGGAACAAGTGCAAATGGAACAGCATACATTGCTGCGACAACTGCAAAAACGATAGCAAGAACACAACCAATTGCTGCAGCAATACCAGCATTGGCAGATGTTGGGACAACTGATTCTAACGTAGTCGCTCAGTTTACAGCGACAGATGGCGATGGAACTGTTGGTGAAGGTATAGTTACAGTATCATATCTTCAGAATAACAACGTAACATAATTATAGTGAGGGCCTTCGGGCCCTCTTATAACAAAGGAATTTATGGCAAGTGAAAGTACAGCTTTTGGAAAATGGATAAAAGAAAAAGGAGAAGCGTGGTCTACTAAAGCTTCAGAGATAATAGATAATCTTTTGGAAACTGATGAAGAGAAGAAAGCAGCTGCTTCAGAATTTGAAAAAAAAGTTACAGAAGAAGCTGATAAAACAATCGATACAGAATATAAAGAATTAAGTAAAGAAGATAAAGAAGCGTATGATTTAAAAAGAGTTAAAATATACGAAGAAATGAAAGCAGAAGAAGAAAAGCAAGAAGCCGAAGCTGATAAAGATTTACAAAAAAGATTAGACTCCATTAAAGAAGTTATTAATACATTCGAGAATTTTCAAGCAGGTGAATCAGGTGGTCAAATTTCAGGTTATGAAGATGTTGCTGATCCTTATACAGGAGGATCTGCTTTAAGTGATCTTCAAGAAAAAGAGAATATGAAGTCTTTACTCTCTCAAATAACAAGTTATAATAACCCAATGTCAAGAGCTGTCGATCTCGAAAAGAGAATGCAGAACTTGGTTAGATATACATAGGAGAAGATATGGCAGGATCAAATATTACAGCAAAGAGATTAGCAGCAACCGGCGCAGTTTTTGCAGGTCCAATTCGACTTTATGGTTGTGTTTGTCTTCCATCAGCAAATGCAGGAACAGTCGTTTTTGATGACGCAGGAACTAATTTATTAACGTTGGATACAGCAGCTGGTTTAGATAGTGGTCAAGTCTGGATTTCGTTTCCAGGAGAAGGAATAAGATTTTCAACTAATTGTAATGCAACTTTAACAAATGTTACTGCAGTTACATCATTTTGGGGATAATCAAAAATGGCTCTATCAGGTACAGCGACATTTAACTTAACTGTTAATGATGTCATTCAAGAAGCATATGATAGAATAGGAGGAGATCCTATTTTAGGTTATGATGTACGATCTGCTAGACGTAGTTTAAATATTATGTTTAGTGATTGGGCTAATCGAGGCTATAATCAATGGACAGTCGAAGAAAAAGATTTAACCCTTGTTAAAAGTACAATCTCGTATGATCTTCCCGCAGATACAATCGATATAATTAATGCCAATATTAAAGAAAGTGATGGTAAATATTATGTTATGTCACGATTAGGTCTTAACGATTATTCAGCGATTCAAACCAAAACGACTGAGTCAAGACCAACTCAATTTTATTTACAACGAACAAGTACACCTAAAATTTATTTATATCCAGCTCCTGATGATTCTACAGATGTTGTAAATTATTGGAGAATTAGAAGAATAGAAGATATTACTGCACAGACTGTGGGTGGAGTAGAACAAAATACAGATGTTCCTTCACGTGCGATCGAGTGTATGTGTTCTGGACTAACTTATTTTTTATCACAAAAAAGAATTAATATAGATATAAATAGACGAGCAGAATTAAAACTCGACTATGAACAAGCTTTTGAAAGACTAATAGCAGGTGATGATACTCCTTCAACTAGGATTCTTCCATCAACTTCATATTATAACGGAACTTAAATATTATGCCTAATTTTCCAGGACAAGGAAAAAAACCTAAAAGAGCCCCATCTCAAAAATGGGCTCCAGGACAATTTGGATTGGCGATCTCTGATCGAAGTGGATTGGCTTTTCCTTATAATGAAATGAGATTTGAATGGACTGGATCTTTTGTTCATGATTCAGAGTGGGAACCTAAACAACCTCAACTTTCTCTTACATATTTTACTGATGCAGTAGCTTTAAAAAATGCTAGACCTCAAGCCAATCTTTCTCAGACAGGAGGAGTTCCCGATCAGCTGGAACCAATTTATCCTCCTTCACTTCCTTCTGAATATATTGGTATTGGAAAGGGCACAACAAATTTGTTAACAACTGGTCTCGGAAGTGTTACAATCGTTATTACATGAGTGATAAAAAATCTAAGGATCCAGATCCACCTTCTAAAAAAATCGGTGTTACAATTTCTACTCCTTGTTTTGGAGGTATGATTAATGAAGCTTATTTTCATTCCATCTTAAATACTTCTGCTCTATTTGCACAACGTAAATGGAAACTTTATATAAATTCGATGGGAAATGAGAGTTTAATTACGCGTGCGCGTAATACTTTGGTGGCTCAGTTTTTAGATACATGTGATAAAGATCCAGAGTCACATACTCACTTAATGTTCATAGATGCTGATATAAGTTTTCCTGCTCAATCTATTATACGAATGGTCGAATTTGATAAAGATATAGTCACTGGTGTATATCCACGTAAAAGTATTGATTGGAATAAAATTAAAGAAAATGCTAAAAAAGGTGATTTTGAATTAATGGAAGAAAAATCTTTAGGTTATAATATTAATATGGTTCATCCTGAAAGTATTCAGATGGATAGGGGATTTATAGAGGTATTAGATTCAGCCACTGGTTTTATGCTTATTAAAAAAGAAGTCTTTTATAGACTTATAAAAGCTTACCCTTATCTTCAATATACGACTGATCAGATTATTAATGGTAAATCATTTAAATCTAAAAACTGCTATGCTCTTTTTGACTGTATTATTGATGAAAAAAGTAATAGATATTTAAGTGAGGACTACGGTTTTTGTAGACTTTGGCAAAAGATAGGTGGAAAAATTTATGCTGATTTAATGAGTCCCTTAACTCATTATGGAACATATGCTTTTAAGGGAAATGTTTGGTCGAAGTTTAATGTAGCAGATAAAGATAAACATAAAGTAAAGGAGCTTTTACATGGCAAATCCAATGACATACTCAAGTCTAACAAGTGATGTTCAAACTTGGATGGAAAATAGTGGAACTGACTTTGTAGCTCAAATTCCAAATTTTATTATGGCAGCAGAATTTAGACTGTCAAGAGATGTTGATCCTATTGGATTTGAATCTCAACAAGCTTCTGCTTTTACTGCTAATTCTGAATATTTAAGTATTCCTACTAATACGAAATTAATTAATTATCTTAATATAATCGTAGATAATGAGAAAAGTTTTTTACAGATTAAACCCTTAGAATATTGTCAAGAATATTGGCCTAATTCAGCTATTACTGGAACTCCCAAGTATTTTGCTAATTTTACAGATGACGTATTACTTATAGTTCCTACTCCGGATAGTGGTTATACGTGTCAATTAGGATATACAGCCAATATCGCAGGTCTATCAGCGAATACAACTACTAACTGGTATTCGAACAATGCTCCCTACGGTTTATTTTATGGTGTTCTTTCTGAAGCAAACCTCTTTACAAAGAACATAGAAGATTATAGTATATACAATAAAAAATATACCGAAGCGGTTGTTACAATTAATAATCAAGCTCGAAGAAGAAGAAGAACAGATTATAAATTCCCTGGCAGTCCTCTCGGTGAGAACACAATAACTGGAGGACAATAACATGGCGATAGTACAAGCTCTTGCTAATACATTCAAGGAAGACTTAATGGATACTACTGCTAATCTGGAAGCTAATACTTTAAAAGTAGCTCTCTATGATAATACAGCAACTTTAAGTTCTGCAACAACAGCATACGCTACTGCGAATGAAGTTAGTGGATCAGGTTATACTGCGGGTGGAGCAGCGATGACAGGTATGGCTGTTACGCTTGATGGTAGTACGGCGATCTTTGATGCTGATAATGTATCATGGGCTAACGCTACTATTACTGCTCAAGCTGCGGTGATTTATAATAACTCTTTTTCTAATGCAGCTATTGCTGTTTTAGATTTCGGAAGTGTTAAAACATCAACGAACGGTACATTCGAGATTCAGTTTCCAAATGCCAATGCTTCTACTGCACTGATCCGTATAACATAG